TTTTATTATAATTTTTAAATTATTTTTTAAACATATTTAAAGCTAAATACATATACTATCTAAATGACAGAAATAAAACAATCACACGACGACGACCTTATTAAAACTGAGGAAGGATTAGTATTTAATCCATATAACCCTCTAAATGTTAAGATTACATTGAGCGAAGTTCAATCTATTCTTTCCAAATATGGATTACCATCAATTGTCCGCAATTTAGAACTTTATCAACGGGCATTTGTTCACCGTTCTTACACTAAAAGACCTCAATATGAGAATGCTGAACAAAATATCACTATTGTTGACCGACCACCAGACTGCTTGCCATTAAGTTCTAAATCAAATGAGCGTTTAGAGTTCCTTGGTGATGGTATTTTAGAATGTGTAACCAAATTATATCTTTATAAAAGATTTCCTAAAGAAAATGAAGGGTTCATGACCGAAAAAAAAATTGCTATTGTCAAAAATGAAGCGATCGGAAAAATAGCACTTGAAATGGGACTACATAAATGGCTAATTCTCTCCAAACACGCCGAGGAAAAAAAAATAAGAACAAATTTAAAGAAACTTGGCTGCTTGTTTGAGTCGTTTATTGGTGCTCTTTTTCTTAATTTTGAAACACATAATCCACGCGCTGAAGATAATTATGATGATGAAAGTCCTGGATTCAAAATGGCTAAAAAATTTATCAATCGTATTTTTGAAACACATATCGATTGGGTTGCTTTGATTCAAAATGATGACAATTATAAAAATATTCTACAAGTTAAGATACAGAAAGAATTTAAAGTTACACCACATTATTTAGAGATAGAACATGATGTTGAACAGGGATATAGGATGGGTGTTTATTTATGTCTTGGACAACATATTTATCATTTAACACACTCTGATGCTGTAGATATTTCTTTCTTTAAAAGTTATAAAGAAATACATGATTTTGTTACAGAAAATACAAAGATATTAATTTTTATGGGCGAGGGTCAACATAAAATTAAAAGAAAGGCAGAACAAATAGCATGTAATGAAGCTATTAAATCTATTGAATTATTCTCTAATAATACATCTAATAATACATCTAATAATACATCTAATAATACATAAAATATAATATATGTAAAATTTTACACAATGTAAACAATATAAAAACATTTTAATTGTTATATTATAATTCTAATATGACTAATTATAGAGACATTTTAGATGTTCATACACAAATTTATGCTGTCATTCCAGCAGAAAATAATGAATTCAGAAAAGAATTAGAAAATTATATTAATTCCATATGGAATCTAGCTCCTGAAATTCGTAAGGGTCCTGAAACCTTTATTTCTTATACTAGAATTTTATACAAATATATACCTGACCCTCATTTATTAAATGATAATGACCAAAATTGGAAAATACAAGTTAGAGATATTTTTAATGGTGTAAAAGTCGTTTAGTTACTTTGAATTTATTTTTTTGTCTACATTTTACTGTTCTTTTTGTTTTTACTTTATTTTTTTTTCTTTTTCCTCCATTTTCATTTTGACTTCTAAATTGAATGTTTCCAACAAGCTTATTTAAATTCATTTTCTTTTTAATTATATCTATCGTACTAACAATTTGTTCTACATTTTCTAAATTATTCTCTCCAGATTGTTCATATAACTCAAAAATATAATGATGTATTCCAGAATGTACAGGAGGTGCTGGACCTTTATAATGGATTATAATATTACCAGTGTTTATATCATTACTTGTAATATTTACTTTTAACCAATGTATAAAAGTTCCTTTAACAGCGTCTGGATCATACATTATTAACGTATAGAGTTTATTTGATTTAACATTTAATTTTATATTTGGTTCTTTTTGTGTTTCAGAAACATTTAAAAACTGATTGTTACTAACTAATTTGTTATTATAAAATACTTCCATATAAATTATTAAATACTTTAATATATTTCATATGTAAAATTATAAAAATTTATATATTTAAATTATATAAGCCATATGAATCATTTAGAACAAATAAAACAACAATTAATGGTTAAACCAGACATTCAAGAAAGAGAACGAGTTGCTGTTGTTATAAAAGGAGAGGAAAAAACAAGAAAACCCAGAGCTCCACAAGTAAAAAAAAATGATAAAAATATAACAGAACAACTTGAAGAAGGTGTTATTGATTTGGGTGAAGAAATTTCAAAGGTAGAAGAAATGGAAGGTATATTACCAATTGATGTAACAGAAATAAAAGAAACCAAACAAGTAAAAGAAACCAAACAAATAAAAGAAGCTAAAACTGAAGAAACTAACAGACCCGTTATAATTGATAAGACACAACAAGGTTATGATAGAGCAGCTTTATTAAAGAAATTAGCCGAAAGTAAAAAGACTAAGGTAACTGTTAAAGAAACAGCAAAAGTTGAAGAAAAAACTATAGAACATTTACCTATTCCCACCGTTAAAAAGGCAAAAAAAATAGATGTTAAAAGACCATTAATAATTGAACCAGATGAAGGTGAAGAAGGAGAAAAAGAAGTTGAAGAAGGAGAAGAAGAATATGTTATCAAACCAAAAAAGAAAGTTCAAATTAAAGAAACACCAGAAGAATTTATCATGGCACCAAAGAAACAACAGGGTGAAACTATTCCTATTAAATTGCCTAAAGAAAAAAAGAGATTAACCCAAAAACCAGAAAAAGGTGTTGCATTATTGGGACCTGAAGTAGTTGTAGAAATGGGAGATACTGATATAACTAAGAGATTACCTAAAAAACAATCACCTGTCAATATTAAAGTTTCAAGTTATGTTATGAATAATAGAGAACTATTTGTTAATTTTATTAATTCTATTTTTGAACCATATAAAAATGAATTAGAATCAAATAAGGAAAGTATTTCTTGTGATACAATTGGTAAAACCTCATCAGACTTCTCTCTATTAACTCATCAAAAGATAGTAAGAGATTATATGAATCTTTATACACCTTACCGCGGTCTTCTTTTATATCATGGTTTGGGTTCAGGAAAAACGTGTACGAGTATAGGTATAGCTGAAGGTATGAAAGATTCAAAAAATATTATAATTATGACACCTGCTTCTTTGAGAGCCAATTATATCGGTGAGCTTAAAAAATGTGGTGACTTATTGTACAAAAAAAATCAATTTTGGGAATGGATATCAGCGGATGAACATCCAGAATCAATATCAACTATATCCGCGATATTAAATTTACCTCAGGAATTTATTCGCAGAAATGGTGGGGCATTTTTTATAAATATTAAAAAAAAATCTAATTATGATGAATTAAGTGATAATAAAAAACAAGTTTTAGAAACTCAATTGAATGAAATGATTAAACAAAAATATCAATTTATTAATTATAATGGATTACGTGATAAGCGATTACAAGAAATGACATCTAATTTTAGCAAAAATATATTTGATGATAAAGTCGTTATTATTGATGAAGCACATAACTTTATTAGTAGAATTGTTAACAAATTGAAGAAAAAAAAGGCAACTGCTGAAGTTAAACGTGAAGATAAAGATGAATTAGCAATAACTTTATCTACGAAAACAAGTTTAGCCACAAAATTATATGAAATGCTTTTAAGTGCCAAAAACACTAGAATTGTACTTCTTTCAGGTACGCCCGTTATTAATTATCCTAATGAATTTGGAATACTTTTTAATATTTTAAGAGGTTACATTAAAACATGGAAGATTCCTTTAGTCATTCAAACTTCTAAAAAAATAGATAAAAATTCACTTCAAGAAATGTTACTTGGAGAGAAATCACTTGATTATTTGGATTATACACCTTCAAGTAAAATATTAACTATTACCAGAAATCCATTTGGATTTAAAAATAAGATTAAAAAAGAATCTGGATATCAAGGTGTATCAAATACTAAAAAAAATGAAAAAGGCGAATTAGAATTAGATACTGATTTCGTTTCTGATGATGATTTTGAGAGAAAAATAATAAGTATACTTAGAAGAAATGATATTGATATTGTTCCCGATGGTATTGAAGTAAAATATAGAAAAGCTTTACCTGATGGATTTGATGAATTTGTGTCAAGATATGTTGATGAAACAAATAGAAAATTAAAAAACTCAGACTCACTTAAACGCAGAATACTTGGATTATCTTCTTACTTTAGAAGTGCTCAAGAAAGTTTGTTACCAAGATTTAATAAAGAGCTCGGTGTCGATTATCATATTGTTAGAATTCCTATGAGTGATGTTCAATTCAAAAATTATGAATTGGCACGTATAGAAGAGCGTAAACTTGAAAAGAAACAATCTCGTCAATCTATGTCAGAAGATTATGAAGAAAAAGCTTCAACTTATCGTATTTTTTCTCGTTTATTTTGTAATTTTATTATTCCAGATAGACCAACTCCTATTAGAGAAAAAAAACTCGCTGAAAAAGCGAGAGAAGGAGAAGAAGATGAAAGCAATATTGTAGCAGCACTAAAAGAAGCTAACAAATTTGAATCAAGACAAGACATTGATGATGATCATGAAGGTGAAATTGAAGGAGATGAAGGGTTAGCTGCTGTAGGTGGTGTAACATATATGGAACGTTTACAAAATAAAATTAAAGATATGGAAGAACATTCAAATGATTTTTTTACACCTGAAGCCTTAAAAATATATAGTCCTAAATTTTTACATGTTCTTGAAAATATTCAAGATGTTGAATATTCTGGTCTACATTTGGTTTATAGTCAATTTAGAACAGCAGAGGGTATTGGGTTATTTACACTCGTTTTAAATAAAAACGGTTTTACACAATTTAAAATTAAAAAGAATTCATTAGGTTTGTGGGAAATTGATATTCCTGAAATTGACCAAGGTAAACCAACGTATGGTCTATATACAGGAACAGAAACGGTTGAAGAGAAAGAAATAATAAGAAAAATTTATAATGGAGAATGGGATGATATCCCAGATAGTATCGGTTCAGTTTTAAAATCAAAATATAGAAACAACAATATGGGTGAAGTGATTAAGGTTTTTATGATTACATCATCTGGTTCTGAAGGTATTAACTTGCGTAATACTAGATATGTTCATTTAATAGACCCTTATTGGCATCCTGTTCGTTTTGAACAAGTTATTGGTCGCGCTAGACGTATTTGTAGTCATAAAGATTTGCCACCAGCATTACAGACAGTTGAAGTATTTGTATATTTAATGGTTTTTTCGGAAGAACAATTGAAATCTGATGAAGCAATTGAGTTGAAAAGAAAAGATTTGAGTAAGAGTGTTCCAAAAGTACCGTTAACTAGTGACCAATATCTTTTTGAAATTGCTGAGATTAAAGCTAATTTGACAAACCAATTAACTGAAGCAATTAAAGAGTCATCATTTGATTGCTATATTTATTCTGGAAGCAAATGTGTTAATTTTGGAGATCCATCAATTGATAAATTTTCATATGTTCCTGATTACGCTGAACAACAAAATGATACAACTGTTGTAGCAAATAAAAAAGCAGTTGAATGGAAAGGAAAACCAATAACAATTAACGGAAAAGAATATGTATATCGCAGAGAAGGACCAAACCTCTTGAATATTTATGACAAAAAATCTTATGAAAATGGTAATCCATTATTAATAGCAACACTTGAAACTGATGAAAAAGGCAATAAAATATTTAAGAATATAATTTCAAAATAATTTAATAATTTAATAATTTAATAATAAAATTACTTATTTTCTAACATTTGTATTATTTTATCCATTTTTTCATTCAAATATTGAATATTTCTCTCTAATTTTGTAAATCTGTCTTCATCAATATGGATTGGT